CTCGAAACAAAAGAAAGAAGATTCTTTTAATAATATCTTCACCCAGGAAGACGAAGATCTTCTTGGATCTGACGCTATTAATATCTTCAAGAAAGCTGTAAAGAAAGTTGCACCCCAATCAGAAGAGTCTGAGGATCTGAAAGGACTGAAAGAAGAGATTCGACAACTTAAGCAAGAGAAGATTAAGCAGCTTAAGAAAGAACAAGAGAACGTTGAAGAGGAATCTTTCAACCACCTTAAAGTAAAACTTAGCACTCTGGTAGATGATTGGCAAGAGATAGATGTAGATCCGGGGTTTATCAACTATCTTGAAGAAATAGATGAAGTAGATTCAGTACCACGTAAGCAACTCTTTTCGTCTGCTGTGCAATCACGATCTGCAAAGGCACTGGCTGGATTCTATTTGGACTATAAGGCTCAGAGATCTCCTAAGAAGGACGACATCCTCAGTAAGAAGGTCACTCCTGTCGGGACTAAAGGCACTGCTGTAGATATGGATAAGGATACTAAAAGAACCTATACTATCGAAGAGTACAAGAAGTTCATGGATGATTTAACTAAGGGTAAATATAGAGGAAAAGAAAAAGAAGCAAATCTAATTGAAGCTAAATTCGATAAAGCCTTTCTAGAAGGAAGGATAGTCGGATAAAAATTATAAGGAGAAGTAAAAATGGCTAATGGCGTAACTCGTACCTCTGGATATAAAGACTATGCATCTGATGGGACTAGTAAATTTACTCCTATTGTATGGTCTACCAAGATGCTTTAAGCACGGAGCAATATAAAGTTCTTTAAATAACGGAGTAAAATCCGATGGAAAACTTCAACCACTTTTAGGGGTTTAGATTGAAACACAACACAAATACACTAGGTTATAAATTATTATCAGGTAGGTTAAAAGAAAACAGAATACACTCTGAGCAGTTGAACAAGTACTTAGCGGGATTATTGGACGCTGATGGATCTGCTAGTTTTACTTTTAGACCTTACAATGGGAAGTGTACTTTAGGGATTACTTTTAATCTTACACAATCTTTTTCTAACGATCCTGATGGAACGCTTTTAAAAGCTATCAAAGATTACTATAAGATTGGTGCGATTAATTACAGAAACCTAAGTGATGATAATAGTTTTAGTAGTATTGTTGTATGGACAATGAGTTCAGCGGACTTCTTAAAGTTGTTTAACCTAGTTGGTAAACATCTGAGAATAAAAGGAACACATTGGGAAAGCCTTGTGTGGCTCTATATGGAGTTAAAAGGCACAAAACTATCTCTCAATACCAGAGAAGAAATAAGACAATTTTCAAAATGCTCCAGAAAAAACTCTAGTTGGATAAAAAGACCAAAGCACCTGTCTTATGCGTGGCTTGCCGGTTATTTCGACGGTGATGGTCATTATAGATTCAGAAAGAGAAAAAAGTTTGTTAAGAGTTATGGCAAAGAGTGTAACTCTAATGAATTATGTGTTCAGGTTTCTTGCGATTACAATGATAAAAAAATAATAAGCAAGATAGTTGAAGATATTGGAGGAACATTTCACCATCATAAAGATGGTCATTTGGTCTGGAAATTGGCGCTCGGTAAGAATAGTTCTAAGTATGCTTTGAAATTACTAAAGCAGATGAGGAAGTACTCTTGCCTTGAAAAGAAATACTCTGTTATTGTAGATATGATCCAGTTTCATGAAAGGTTACCAGCAGAGACTAAACAAGAACAACACGAAAGTGTAAGCGATAGTCCAATATCAAATAATTGATATAGCGGAATTTTTATGCATCGACCGTATTTGGTGAGATTGCCAACACGGATTATTCTGGAGAAATTAAGAATACGGGTGATCAAGTTGTAATTAGAACGATCCCCGCAATTACCATCAGCGATTATACCGTTGGTGGTACGCTTTCTTATGAAGTTCCTGAGAAAGCAAATAAGACGCTCAATATTACTGAAGCTAAGTCATGGAGTTTCCGAGTTGATGATATTGATGCAATGCAATCTGATCTCGACTTGATGAACAAATTCACCGCAGATGCTGGTGAGCGTTTGAAGATCTCGATTGATCAGGATGTACTGTCTTATGTAGTTGGTAAAGCTGACAGTAACAACCGTGGTAATACAGCTGGTGTTCTGTCTAATATTGCACTCGGTGCTGCTGGTGGTTCTAATGGATCTAATGCTGTGTCTCTCACCGCTGATAATGCAACGGATCTTATTGTAGATATGAACGTTGTGTTGGATGAGCAGAATATTGGCAACGATAATCGCTTTGTTGTTCTTCCTGCTTGGGCAATTGCTCGCTTGAAGAAAGGCGATCTTAAGAGTGCTGATATTACTGGCGATGCCACTGGTGTTCTTCGAACAGGAGTAGTGGGTATGATTGACAGGATGAAGGTCATTCAATCTAATAATCTTTATCATGCAACTGAAGGTACTGCCGAATTGTTCTATGCACTTGCAGGAACTAAAGAAGCTATCACCTTTGCAATGCAACTCACGAAGACAGAGACTATCAAAATACCAGACTCATTTGGCGAGTATTTTCGAGGACTTTCGGTCTACGGTCGTGAAGTAATTCAGCCAGTAGCACTTGTAGAGAGTGTTATCATTGCTGGCTAATTCGCTCACTTAACAATCAACTAAAGGGTCTATTAGGTTCTATCAGAAACTGATAGACCCTTTTCTCATATCTAAAGGAAATAAACAAGTATGCGAAATGAAAAGATGTTCACTGTAAGAAACATTAAGAATGGTGGTATCTACGTAATCGGAGAGATCAAGTTGCGTAAAGAGCCAGGTGAATGGGAGACAGTTGTGCCTGAGAAACCATCAGTGCTCGAAGAACTCAACCTGAACGAAGAGAAACCCGAGGTTCATACTTCGAGACCTACAGTTAAGTACGCACCCAAATCAGCAAAGAAAGAGTAATATAGATGACCTTCATAGAACTTGTAAGGGCTGTTAGAAGCCGAGTAGGAATGTCAGGTACAGGTCCAGCCTCTATCTCAGGTGCTATGGGGGCTGAAGTTGATCTGGTTAATGTTGTATCTGATGCTTATACAGATATTCAGAATGCCAGAGAAGATTGGGTATGGCTAAGAGACAAAACTACATTCAACACTGTAGTAGGAACTACTACGTATCTGCCATCCACAATCTTTGGCACATCTTCTCATAGACTTGGTAGGTGGAAGAAAGATTCTTTCTACTTCTCAGATGGTACAACCAGTAAGTATTTAGATAATTATGTTGATTACGATACTTTCACTTATCGTCATATAAATGACTCAGTTAATCAGAAGATAAGTGAGTTTACTATCAGGCCACAAGATGATGCTATTTGTATCAATAGACCTGATAGTGTCTATGCTATCACACTAGATTATCAGAAAAAACCACAGACCTTAACTACAGACTCTTCTGTACCTGAGATGCCATCACACTTTCATCTTCTGATAGTCTATGAGGCTATAGCGAAGTATTGTGCTGCTATTAGCTCTCCTGAATTATACGATAAGTATTCCTACGACCACGCTAAGTTGTATGGCTCCTTGTTGCGTAGGTACTTACCTAAGAAAGATATTATCATAACTGGTATAGCTTAATGAAGAATAGAAGACTAAGGTTCTCCTCTGTCCGATCAGAGCCAGTTATTATGGACGGAGGTCTCAATGAGAACGTAAGTTCCATTGAATTGAAAGGTGGAGAGTTAATAGCTGGCTATAACTATCAGTTAGTCGAGGGATCTCAGGGTGGTTACATCTCAGTAGCCGGATATGAGAGATTTGATGGTACAGAGAAACCATCTTCTATCGGAGCTACTGATGACGACCATGTAGATCAAGATGCAGCTAGAGAACTAATTACTGAAGTTCCAGGCTCTGGTAATGTGCTTGGTGTTCATATATTTGAAGGTAAGGTATACGCATTTAGAAATGCAGAGGGAGGTGCTACAGCAGCGATGTTTGTAGCTACTGCAACTGGTTGGGATGAGATAGATACTAGTGGTGATCCTTTAGAACCTGATGGTAACTATAAGTTCTTTAATTACAACTTTACTGGAGATCCTAATGATTTCTCTATGTATTGGGTAGACGGAGAGAACGCTACCAGGGCTTTTGATGGAACTACAGTTACTGTTATTTCTAATGCAGGTATGGGTGCTGATGACAAACCAATTAATCTAATAGCACATAATGATAGACTCTGGTTGGCATACGTGGGAGGTTCTTTGCAGTACTCTACTGCTGGTGATCCTACAGATTGGACTACATCTGCCGGTGAGTTTGGCATGGGTAGAGAGATAACTAATCTTATCGCTAGTGTTGGGAATACTCTGATAGTCTTCTGCGACGAAGCTATCAAAATTGTAAACGGATATTCAGCAGAAGATTTCGTTGTAGAGTCTTACTCAAACTTTTCAGGTGCATACAGTAACACCGCTCAGAGGGTCTTCGGTACTGTTATTTTTATGGATGATAGGGGCGTAACTAGTCTAGAAGCTGCACAAGAATTTGGTGACTTCAAGTCTAATAGTCTCTCACAGAGAGTCCAGAAGACCTTACAGAACAACAAGCAATCTATCGCTTGTTCTGTTGTGTCTCGTAGTTTAAACCAATATAGACTTTACTTCTCTAATGGTGGTGCTCTTTACTTCTCATTTCTCAATAAGAAACTACGAGGAGTGACAGTAATAGATTTCATTAAGCCAGTTCTGACAGTTACAGAAGGTGAAGATGCTAATGGAGATATAGTTATCTTCTTTACATCTACAGATGGTTATGTATATCAGATGGATATAGGGACATCTTTTGATGGGGTGGCTATTGATACTCTTATGAGTACAGCTTTCTATCACTATAAGTCTCCTAGAAACTGGAAGAGATTTAAAGAAGTTACATTTGAGATAGCATCTATTAGTGATCTTACAGTGAACATTAGATTCTCTTTTGATTACGTATCAGGGTATATACCAAGATCTGGTATTATGCAAATAGACCTCACAGGTGCTGGTGCAAGATACGGAGAGGGTGTGTGGGGTACTATGAGGTATAGTGGATCTGAGAACACTAATATGATCAAGTATCCTATAAATGGGTTAGCTGCAAACATGAGTATAACTATAAGAACTAGTGAGGCTTACAAGAGACAACATACAGTCCAAAACCTCATAACAGATTTTCAACTTTGTGGTAGGCAATTATAAAAAACTATGGCTTCTACATATTATAATTCTAGTGGAAAGGAAGTCTCCGATGGTGATATTGCCTACGCAGATGACCTTAATTCGATTAACAGTGCAGTAGATGCTGCATTTCAATTAGCAGAAGCAGATATAGTTGCAGCAGGTGGTGATGCTGAGTATTGGGCTGGTATTGCTGAAGGACATGCAGGTTCTGCTGAAGCCGATGCAACCCAAACTGCTGCTGACAGAGTACAAACAGGTTCTGATAGGTCTTCAGCTACTGCAAGCGCAAGTAGCGCAACTAGTAGTGCTTCTACTGCAAGCACAGCAGCAAGCACAGCAACTACAAAAGCAGCTCTTGCAGAGCAGTGGGCTGAAGAGTCTGAAGATGTTCCAGTAACTACTGGTAAGTATTCAGCTAAACATTGGGCTGCAAAGGCTCAAGCATCTGCTGGAATTCAGACCCTTACAGGTACTGGTGTCGATAATACAGACCCTAATAATCCTGTAATATCTATAACTAAAGGCACTATAAGTCTTGGGAATGTAGATAATACTTCAGATGCTAATAAACCTGTAAGCACTGCTACACAGACTGCTCTTAACTTAAAGGCAAATATAGCGTCTCCCACACTCACAGGAA